ATCTGACCCCCAGAGAGATCACCCAGATATCTAGTATAATGATGACCCACAAGAAGTTCAGTCTGGTCATGTGCTACTTCACGGATACGATTAACATACTGTTGACATGCATCAGTAGGATAGATTGTTTTTGCCCAATCCTCACCATAAAAGTACTCACAATCTTTTGCTAGATTACGATGTCTATAAAGTTCCTTCATATTCAATGGTCCTATAATAGGATCATCTTTTAATCGAAGTACTTCTACTTCCATCGCTTGATAGATGAAGTAATAATTGGCAACAAGTTGCCTATAACCTTCCCTACTTACTACACCTTTGAGAAATGAACTAACAAACTTAGTGTTCTCTGCAGCAGAGTGTGATTGTTTAGTTCCTTCTTTTAATTGTTGTGCTAATCCCATACTAAATCTCCATTATGTATATTATAACATATTATGCTATATCTTGGTTAGCTGTTAAATCATTAGCACCTAGAGATCTTTCCTCATTAACTGCTTTTTGTATATCTCTTGATTCTTGTGTATCAATAACCCTGACAGTAGTTTGATCACCCTTTACCTCTTTAGTAACTTCTTTCTTTGCTGGATCATTACCAGGCATAGGTCCAGTGTTTATCTGTTTATATGCAGAATTAAAGACTCTACGATCAAGAGAACGCATTGGACCAAAGAAATATCTATCATATGCAAATGTTACCTGACATTCTAAAATATTATTACCGTCATATGAAACAGGCATTGAAGACACAGAGACTGGAAAACAATTTAAAAATGTATATTCAACATTTCTAAAATGATCTTTATTAAACTTCTGTATCCTTATAGTATCAACCTTATATTCCTGTGGATACTGCATCCTATGATAATATGCAAGATGAGATTTATCTGCTCCATCCGATTCATCAGATCCAGAAGCTATAAACTCATGCCACAATTCAAAAAATTCTAAAACTTTATAATCACTATCAACATAAAAAGTAAGAGTAGTGTCAGTATAAACTCGTGAATGAGCAAACTTCTCAACTATACCCATCCTATTACCTTCAATCTGTGCAGTAGCAAAAGAAGTTGCAGGTAACTCTGCACTATTACACATCAATCCCAAATCTCTACTAATAAAAAAGTTACTAACTCTTGGTGCTTTAGAAGTAATATAACCTCTAAGTTTTCTCATAGAACCAAAACCAGAGAAAAATACTTCATAATGGTTAGTAGTCGCAACCTTCTGGAATAGACTACGAATCTGCTCAGTTTTCTTTACTCTTGGATAAGCTGGCACAATAAATACCTAAAGGGATCTTACGATGTATGGCTCGTTCAGGAAGATACAGACCTTCTAATATTACAAAGTATAGAGGGGACTATCGTAACATTATTTATCGCAGTTCTTGGGAAAAAGTTTTTATGTCATATTGTGATAAGAATGCTAACATAATTGAGTGGGGTAGTGAAGAGGTTATTATCCCTTACAGATCACCACTTGATAACAGATTACATAGATATTTTCCTGATTTTTATATAAAAGTAAAAGATAAATCAGGAGTACCTAAGAAGTATATTATTGAAATTAAACCTAAAAGACAATGTACTGAACCAAAGATTCAGAAAACTAAGAATAAAAAATATGTGAGAGAAGTGATGGAATATGCTAAAAACCAAGCAAAATGGGGTGCAGCAAGAAACTGGTGTGCCGACAGAATGATGGAATTTAAAATACTAACGGAGGATAATCTAGGTGTCTAGACTACAGCCAATTGTAGATAAATTTGTCGGGACTGAAGAACCCGATGATACAATGCTGGAAGTTTTAGATGCTATACAAGATACTAAAACTATCCTACCAGAAGAAGGTGGTTTCTATACCTTTGTATATCTACCAAAGACTCCTATGATTGAATATGATGAGTTTCCATTAATAGCATGTATGGAAATACAACGATGGGGTTTTAGAGGATTTAATTATCATTGGAATAAAATGAGGAACTATACATGGAATGAAGTGATTGGAGAATTCCATGAACTATCAGTTGCTGAACTAGAACATGCTAGATCACTGTCATATGCTAAATTCAAGCTAAATACATAAAAAGACTCTAAGATAGTGCCAGCTAATCTAGGAAAAGTACTACGATATCCAGAAGATCTAATAGATCACACCACTGATTATTTTCAGATAGAAGTTCTGAAAAATCAGAAAAATCAAACTGGTGGGATGGGATCCTTATTGGAAGAGAATACTACTGCAGCAATACCAGCAGTATTGGATGAAGAAGGTAAGGAAATTAAAGCTGCTGTTAAAGCAAATACAACACAAAACTTTAAAGGTAATGATATAAACTTATTTGGTGGTAGTGGTGGAAAACATGGATATCAAATCAGTGATCAACATAGAAATGCACCTGCAGAAAAAGTAATTATATTACCAATACCACAAAACATAAAAGATAATAATGGAGTTAGTTGGGGTGAAAGCAAATTAAATGACCTTGCAGCTTGGGGTATGACCAAGATGGGTGAAGCAATGAATACTGATTCTTTAAAAGAATTTGGACAATCAGGAGTAGATGCCGTCAAAGAAGGTGGTGCTCTTTTAAAATCGCAAGGTACTAGCGTAGCACAGTATGGAAAAATGGTTGCAGCAGTATCAGCAGCAAATGCTCTTGGTGCTAATGTAAGTGTTCAAGGTCTACTATCAAGGGCTACAGGACAAGTAATCAACCAGAATGTTGAAATGCTATTTAATGGTGTTCAAGTAAGATCATTTAGTTTTGGGTTTGATCTTATTCCTAGAAGTATTGATGAAGCTACAGTTGTTAAACAAATAATAAGAACTCTAAAAATAAAGAGTGCTGCAAAAATGAAGAAAGATAATATGGGATTCTTAAATGCTCCTAATTTATTCAGACTAAGTTATATGAAAGGAGGACAATTACACCCATTCCTTAACAGTTTTAAAACATGTGCATTAAAAAATGTAGCAGTAACTTACACAGGAAGTGGAACTTATGCTACATATGAAGATGGTACTCCAGTACATATGAAACTGGATCTACAATTTACTGAATTGAATCCAATATATGCTGAAGATCACGATACAGTAGGAGGGGTTGGTTACTAATGTCTAGACATTACTTTAAAAATGTACCAAATCTTAGGTATAAAAATAATCTGAGTTCTAATAACTCCAGTGCTAACTTTCTTACTGTAAAAAATCTATTTCTAAGGGCAAAACTTAGAGATGATGTCAGTAAAAGTATTACATTTCTACAATCTTATACAATTGAAGAAGGAGCTCGACCTGATACTGTTGCAGAAGATTTGTATGGTGATCCATCACTCGATTGGATTGTATTAACTGTTGCAAATATTACTAATGTAAGGAATGAATGGCCAATGAGTAATAGAGTATTATATAAGTACTGTGAAGAAAAATATGGTAACGACTTAAATGCTACACAATTCTATGAAACTAGAGAAGTAAAAAATGGTGATGGAAAATTAATACTACCAGCAGGTTTAATTGTTGATAGAGATTTTACAATTAGAGATCCAGACACTCATAATGTTACACTTAGCGTAGATTCTCCAAACCCCCTTGTTATAGGAATAAACAATTATCTATCAGAAACTAGAGAAAATGAGAAAAAAAGAAATATAAAAATTATGAGGGAAGAATATCTAACAACATTCTTACTCGATATGAGAGATACTCTTAAATATACTAAGTCATCTCAATATCAATCACCCGATTTAAAAATAGCAAAATAACTACTTAAGTTTAGGACCATTAGCCCATCCAACCAACACATACCTTTCACCCTTAGTAACAGGGAATGCTTTGTGTGGGCATCTAGAATCAAAAATAACAGCAGCACCCTTACTTTTAGGGATTTCACACTGTCTATTAAAATAATCAATAAGTACTAATTCTCCACCTTCATAATCCTCTGGATCAGAAAGTTGAACACTCATACTCAATTTTCTCCATACATCTTTATTTGGTGCAATACCATAATCACAGTGCCAAGCAAATGTGCCACCTTCTCTATACCTAAGAATCTGAAATTCAAATGTATTAACATCCATTTGATAATTCTTATTGTTCACAAAATTAAACATATTAATTCCCACCATATGTGGGAAAGTATCTTTTAATGGAACATGTATATCTGATTCTCTATGCTCATCATCTCCAAATTCTTGAATACATTCCCACCATTCATCTTCTGGAATATCTTTAATATATTTCCACAATCCATCTATCCCTTCATTACTTAACGCAATAACATAAAAAGGTTCTTCACGAGTATAATTATAATCATCATGTTGAGCAGAATGCTCTTCAAATTTTTTCATTAAATCAATACTTCTAATTCAGATATAGTAGTAGCGTTATTAATAGTTGTATATGGTACTGCAGGATTTGACTTAAGGGATGCAGATTCCCCTTTCATATCAGCTATTGCTTGTATGTCTGTATTTTCTTTTTTAGTAGCAAGATACTTTGCTTCTAATGTCTCAGTTGTAAGTGTCTTTGCTTTAGTAAGATCTGCTGTAACAGTCTTACTTCCATGATTATATGTCCATGCAGATCTAAATTCCTTAGATGGAAGATCAACAGGATCAATCACAGAATAATCTGAGGTTGGTACATCCTTTGCGATGACAGCAGCATCAGATAGAGTACAATCCATTGTGGGAATTACTACTCTACAGTTACCGTTAGCATCGGC